ATAGAAATCTGGATACCTATGTTAGACTCCAAGTACCACGTAATCCTCCCTTTGTATCTATATCGATAGTTCTATGGATTAACGGGTAATGTGTACGAAATCGCTGATGCCAGATCCTCCACCATTCTAAAGAGAATGTGTCGGACCTATGAGCACGTGCCCAAGCTTCATGTTGGATTTTTCGATTATGGCGAAGCATAGCCATTGTTGAATTTTTGTTTTCAACTAGATAGAGCTCGGAATCATGGAAAAGGTTCTCAAAATCTGCATTTCGCCAAAATATATGTGTTAGCTTCCCAATCAATTCTTCATTGTTTTCTTTAATGTCTAAAACGACATCTCCAAAAAGTAAGGTAGAAAAGTCATGAGATTCCAACTCATTCGATTCATCAAGAGTATGTGAAGAGCGAACAGTCTCACAAAGAGTGTCTAAAAATAGATTAACCCTTTTATGATTCTGCCACTCCTTACCACTTATTGATAGACCGGGCGAGAGAACCTTGTAGTTAGCGTATAAAATACCAGCCATTCTTCGATCCTCCTCCGATAAACTCTTTCTAGGGTCTGGGGCACACTTCAGACCCAACCCACCCAACCACTTAGGCAGAAACCAAGAAATTCCCTCAAGTGCCTTATTATGTAATTTGTTGCGGTTGTAATAGAAGAAAAGATCAGTCAATTCCTTGTATAAGTGAGGGAAATGTTCCACTAACTCTGAGTGATTATCACCCATAGAAAGGAGATCTGTCACATTCTGAATAGAAGCAACAGACCTTACGGAACGTTTCAAACACTTCAACAAACCGAAATTGACAAACGGGATTTCTTCAAAACCGCGCCAATTTGCAACAAAGGTTCTCGAGTTCATTTCAATCATGCCATGTACAAAGAATGTTTTGCCGATGGATTCTTTCAAACCCACTGTCGAGGCGATTAGGGACCAATAACTTTTCTCTCGTATTTGAAAGACACAGTCATCCCCATTGATGAAGAGCTCCAGATTCCTTTTAGGAATCCATTGCCCTCTATCTTTACGAATGGCTGTAGCGCAGACTGCATAATTAATGATACAAAGCATTGAGAAGGATAAAACCTTCCCCATGGGTTGTCCATTAATCTGATCTCCGAAAGTCTTTTCCCCTTTCTTAAAGCGATTCCTATACACAACACGGTTCTCAGTCAGAGACCGCATGGCTAGCCTGTACAAATTAGGATAGTATACATCCAACTGCATTCTTTTCAAAACACCTTCCAAACAGCGAAAGCTGGCCCACAACATCATCTCATTGGTCGCATCGTCATAATCCCCACTATTAAAAGGAATATCTACATCAAAACCACCGAACATCTCTGTAACAAGAGCTGCGGTAATTGGTGTGGTACTCACTTTAAAGATGGGGCATTGTTTCAATGTCCTAAAGAGATACTGTTGTATGGGTTTTAGAAGATAGCTCTCAAGAGCAGGTCCTACTCCAATCCCTCGACACTTCAAAGCCTCAGAAAGACTTAGCAATGTCATCTCGTTTCCAGAACACAAGGCTATAGAAGCGAGAGCCTCCACATCGAGATCTGCGGATGGATGAACCAGACCTAAATCTAGTTCAATCATCTTCATATTCTCTTTAAGAGGTAGAGACTGTTTTGCACAAACAGTAGGTTTTGGCAACCCTGTCACCAAGGGATCACCTTCAATATAGGGGTGTAATTCTGGATCTGTTCCTATAACATTCACAACCCTCATTCTCAAATCAATATCCGCACACGGTCCAACAACTTGTCGAACGGCCATCATGCCCCCTCCGTTCTGTTTTGTATTTTCATTACAAGCAGAAACAGAAGGAAAATGTGTCCATTCGAGAAGTGGAAGACCCACTGGTATGAGTTCTACAACAGCCAAATCAATCATCTCTTCTTGATCTTTCTCTGTAAAAACCATCCCATCCGGCAGGATAGGAGAAACGCGAGGTTTCACTGAAGTGAATTTTAAAAACGTATCTTTTTCACTCTTATCCAGTAAAATATCACCTGGTCGGGGACAACCCTTTTTAACTCCTCGAGCAACAGTATCAACAAGACTATAAAATCCTGCCTTATCTGTCTTTTTCATATACTTCATATAACTTGTAAAACAAGTCCCATTCAGTATATTCACACCATGAGGAAGAGAGAACGGAGATTTGGGAAACTCCTGGTTACCTTTATAAAAGGCAGCGAGGTAGGCTAATCTAAATTTGGCCACTTTCAACCATCCATCTCCATTCGGGTCAACATTGTAGCTCTGGCCACAAAGTTCAAACCATGATCTCAACATTATATCTCTTGCCTTACTAGTCTCAATAACGAAACCGAATAAGACAAAAGACATGAGAGAATCTTTTACGATCTCCCATAAATTGAGACTACCTGTGCAATCATAAAATTCATTTGGCACAGCGAACAGCATATTCTTTCTATGTAATTGTATATTTTGAAAGAAATAAGTACTGTAGTACACGATCCTCTCCTTCATTATTGGTGGTGCTTGTTTGGCCACCCAGAGAGAATCCACGCAGTCCTTCACTAGACCTGAACTATTCAATTTGCTGTCACCACTAAGGGCACCATTGTCCTCCTTAACGGGGAGGAGTGAATTTGTTGTGGCCACGTCTGTCATAAAAACAGACCACGCCCCGCCATATATTGCACTCCCCTCTTTAGGGTTCCCGCGTACAGCTTTCAGATCTATCCGGTCCTTTAAATCCGGAGACTTAGCGACCTCGTTTATGTTCGTCAACAAATCGAGATCACATGGTTGGTCGCATACCAACCTCGTCGCTGAGCTTCCAGTGCACCCCGCACTAGACAACTCGGACCGAAGATATGGTTTTAAGCCACATTCTTCTTTATTTTTTGGAGTCAGCCGTTTTTTGCTGAGCTTTGGACGCTCTTCTATAAGCAACTTA